CCAGATGGTTACAGCGTCATGAGACTGTTTGATCAACCTGCTGAGAGCAATGTTAAAAAGATATTCAAAACGATTACGCAAGAAGAGATGGTTCAGTTATATCACGATCATGACATCTTGGTATACCCAACAGAAGGTGAAGGGTTCGGGTTGATACCTCTCCAGGCATTAGCAACAGGTATGCCTACCATTTCAACAAGTAGATGGTGTTCGTATGAAAAATATCTTGGTGACAATATTATTGAATCAACGCTTGGTAAAACACAACACTCTGGTTATCATACTGGCGATGTCATTCTTCCAGACTTTGACTCAACCGTTGAGCTGATGAAGAATGCGGTTGATAATTTTGACGCTCAGTGTGATTACTATTACAAGCAAGCTCCTAAGGTCATTAAAGAATACAACTGGCAGTCTCAGTGTGACAAGATGCTTAAGTCTTTAATTAAGCGTGTTGGGATAAGTATGTTTGAACCAATTGAAGGCGTAGTCAGGGATAAGTACATATATTTTCAAAGCGGGGCTGGATACAGCACAGGCAATGGTGTAAAATTCTCAAGAGAGAAGCCGATGCAAAAGGTTTCCGATGATGAGTATAATTCTTTAATTAGAATTTCTAATTTTAGAAAACCAACCGATCAAGAGATTACAAGATATTTAGGAGGCTATAATGGATAGTATGGATTTTAACAATTATCAGTTTCGTGCGGCAAAGACCGCCATCTACCCTAAAGAAGGCTTACAGGGGCTCCTATACACCTCTCTGGGGCTTGTATCGGAGGCTGGAGAGGTCGCTGGTAAGGTCAAAAAGGTACTCCGTGATGATCAGAGTATCATTTCGCCAGACCGTCATGAGCAGCTCGTAGATGAGCTTGGCGATGTGTTGTGGTATTGCGCAATGGTTGCTGATGAACTGGGAATTACTCTTGGCTATGTTGCTATGAGAAATATAGATAAGTTAGAGGATCGGATGAATCGTGGTAAGATTCAGGGTTCAGGAGACAAGCGATAGTTTTTGCACGATTATGGTAGTTATGAGATCCTATAGCTACTTATGTTTAGATCAAGAAGAAAACTAATCAAAGATATTAATGAATTAGAAAAAAAGCTTAGTGAAACTGAAAGCAAAATGCTTGCTATTCGTGTACAATACATCTTGATAAGAGCAGATCGTAATCGCCTGAAAGAAGAACTGAGTGAAGAGAACAGAAAAAGAAGAGATCAAGCGTGACAACGCCAAGGCTGTCAAGAATTCGGGTCGTGGGCTTAGGAAAGGGGATGCTTCTCTTCATAAGTTTTTGGTTGATTATAAGCATAATGAAAAAACTTTCACGCTAACACTCAAAGCTTGGACTAAGATGAGAAAAGACGCATGGAATGCGAACTATAAATATCCATGCGTTTCTGTTGTTTACGGAGAGAACTCCGAGACAAAGGTCGCTATAATTGACTGGGAAGTATTCCAGGATTTAATTAAAGGGAGTGAATATGAAGCTTAAATTTTGTTGCGATAAACTATCTGGTCACAAGAGTCTTGGTATAAACCTTGATCATGATGAATTCGCTATTGGTGTCAATCTTATATTTTGGTTTGTTGGGATTGCAAGAGTCTATCCGCCATATCAAGCTTTAGTTAAAACAGAAGACCTAAGAAAGGATATCTAATGCCAGATATTATTGTTGACCCTGCTGTTCTCGCAGAACAAATGGGTGATAAATCAGAAGAATTTATTAAGTGTCTTAATATTGTTCAGGACATTATTGAAAATCCACAAGATTATATTGGAATGCAGGCTATTAAGTATGCAAATATCTTGGCTGGGTATAGAACGCTTATGATTGTAAAATCACAAGCTTTCAAGAGAAGATCTACTATTATGAGCGAGCAAGATAAGTTTGTTAATGATATTTGGAAAACAATGTACGAAGCGCTAACTGAAAACATCAATGCCTTAAAACTGGCAGCAAAGGGAGTAAATTAAATGAAAGCACTAAAGCAATTAAGAACACCAAAAGCGGTAGCTCCCGAAGGTGGTGATGTTGTAATGAAGGATTTGGTTGAAGCTATTAATGAGCATCTTGCTCTTAGAAATACACCAAACTTTAAGAAAGTCAATGGCTTTCATCCTAGTTATACTAATCAGTGCGCTAGATATTGGTATTACATGTTTGAAGGTATAAGCGTAACGCCTTCATTTAGCTCACAGACTTATCGTATTTTTGATAATGGTCATGCTGTTCATGAAAGACTTTATAGTTATCTTAGGGACATGGGTATCCTAATTGGTGAAGAAATTAAGGTAACTCATACAGATCCACCAATTGAAGGCACTGCGGATGGTATAATTAATTGGTATGGTGAAAAACTAATTGAGCTGAAATCAATCAGTCAAGAAGGTTTTCACTATAGACAATTACATAATAAACCAAAAGATGAACATTACCGACAAGCCCAGATTTACATGGAATGCCTGAACTTAGATTCGGGCTTTGTGATTTACGAAAACAAAAACAATCAAGAGATTCTCCCTATCTTTATTGAGCGGGATCAGCCCTTTATTGACAAACTATTTAAAAAGTATAGGAAGTTCTATGGTTCATATTTGAGTCAAGAAATTCCTGTCCAGCCTTACAAGAGAACATCGGCTAACTGTAACTCTTGTGATTTGGCTGCTCACTGCTGGGCAGAAGGAGTGCGTGATTATGACGAAAAAGGGGAAGAGCCCTTCTAGGTTTGATTTATGCGAAAGAGTAAATGGGTAATGAAGATTTAAAAATATGTGCTTATGAAGAGTGTAATAAGAAATTTCATGCAAAAGTATATAACGCCATTTATTGTTCCGCAGAATGTAGAAAGATTGTAACAAATAGAAATCTATTAGCAAGCTACTATGAAAAGAAAGCTAATAAGAATAAAAAAAGAACATGTAAAACAAAAAGTTGTGAAACTGTTTTATCAAGGTATAATAAAGAAACTATTTGTGAATCTTGCAAAAGAGAGCGCTATGTAAAAAGACTTGTCTCGTGGGGTTGGTCAGAAGATAGCGTTAGAAGAGGAATGGAGTGACCATTAGATCACTCGTATCCTCTGTTAAGTCAGACAGGATTCTGGCGATTGACCCATCATCTCACTCTCTAGCATGGGTTATTTATGATGTAACTCTTGATAGCATCGTTCTTGTTGCTAATGGTAAGATTGATTACAAGAAAGATAAAGATGTTTCTCTTAAGTTTAAAGCTATAGATAGCGGCTTAAGGCAAGTTGTTGAGGAGTATAAACCAAAAAATGCGATTATTGAACAATCTATTTATGTACAAAATTTTGAAACGAGCAGGATTATCTCGTATGTTATTGGCTACAGTTGGGGAGTACTCAGCTCTGGAGGCTGCCTGGTTACGGATGTCAACCCGTTGATGTGGAAGTCTGGAATTGGATACAAGAATTTAGGAAAGAAAGATGCTGAGTTTCTAAAGAACAATGGAGAGAAGGGCTCGCTTCAGGTCAAGCAAAAGAACGAAAGAAAGAAGCGTGTAAGAGAAATTGTCAGTAAATATTTTAGTTCTGGTGATATTGGGATTGACGATGATGATATTATAGATGCTGCAGGAATTGGTCTATGGTACGCATTGAAAAGGATACAAGGAGTCACTAATGGCAAATGAGCCATATAAGGACAAATCTTTTCTTTATGAAATGTATGTCCAGAGAAGAATGAACCTTACAGATATTTGTAAGCATTTAAAAGAAAGTTACAATATTGAGGTTACTCCGCAGGCTATTTATAACTGGGTAAAGAAATACGATTTGCTTAAATTTAGAGGAAAGGGAAGAAGCCTTACAACTGCTGGTCCTAAGCGAGAGAAGTCACAGGCTCAAATTGATGCTGAGAAGCGTAAAAGAGAATTGCGTAAAAGAAGTGAACTACAAAGAAAGAGGATGGGAAGATGAGAAGAAGCGTAACGGCAAAAGATATTTATACATTTGCAAAGCTTGACATGGTATATAACCAAGTCAGGGTTATTGAAGCTAAGCAAAATGAAACAAAGTATAGGTGTCTTGGCTCTGGTGAGTGCTGTCATATTGGACTTGTTATTCACATGACTGAATGTGCAAACATCGCATTCAAACTTAGACAGCAATATTATCTCTACTGGGAAGATAAAGGTAAAGTGTACGCTGATGAATGGATTGATGGCGTT